CTTAGAGACTCTCAGCTCCGCTGAGGCAACGGAGGCCTTCCCTTCCTCGATGGAGGTTTAGGGGGCTTCTTCTTCGCAGCGGCTGACTTAGCTCTTTTCTTTGCTTCCTTACGCTTTTGCTTAAGAGCTGCAGCCGATGTCTTGTTATTCCCGGCAATGTAGTGATCCGCTGCCTTACCGGCCATCCCAGCCACCATGGAGGCAGCCTTGGCGGCCGGATGCGGTAGCATAGAGAGACCACCACTTATAACAGGCGCGATGGCTGAAACAGCTTCAGCAAACCAATCTCCAAGGCCATTCTCCTTGACCATGACACCCACCGGCATATCAGTCATGATCTGAGAATAGATTTCTAGAGCGATTGGGTCGCGTCGCGGAGCTGGCCTGGCCAAGACGACTAGATCTTCCTGCTCCAATGACGGGAACCGTTCAATGAAGACATGAAGCGTCAGGACCAGCGATGCTGACTCATGGAGACCGGAGAAATAAGCACCGCAGGGCGAGAACCTATGCCTAGCGATGTTGGAGCAAGCCGCAACGGCTCTACTGCCTGACGTAAAACAAGCACCGCCCCAAAAGACCCCAGTACCATCAGGAACAGTCCCTAAAATGGAACCATTATAATCCTTAGTATACATCAAACATCTTTCAGACAATCTTTCGACGGGATTATCCACATCATCCAGCGCACCCACTATATAACATCCTTCCTTGGCTTCCCAAGTGTCAGAGGTCGTTAGGGTAGTTGCCGACGCCGGATTGATCGGAGGAAGAGGGTAGACCTCACAGTCAATTGACCCTCCATATACAGTCGTACCTGAAATGAGATTCATTGATGTTGAACGCGCTCCCACACTGGTGGGTAGGCGCCAAGTGGTGACAGCTCCTTGCTTGTACAACTCTGCGGTTGTATCAGTCACCTCAAAGCCGACCGAAAGAACACGGAAGGCACCATCAAAGAATTTGTCGGGAACATTAAGCGAGCCATATTTCTGCGTCGGAACCGCGGGTATACTCCAATTTGCGTCGACCCCGCTACCGCAGCTCAAGTAGTTGACACCACCGAGCCCCGTAACTGAGGGACCGCCGGAAATGGATTTCCCCTTGTCATAATACGTGCCGATCGTCATGTCATGCTTGTTCAAAGCACCGTCTAAGTACATACTAATATCCCAGTTGCCCGCAGGCAGCTCCGTGGGTTTAGTGATAGTGACTTGACGCTTGACAAATTGAACGACACTACGCGCTACTATGCCATCAGGATGTCCAGTGGGTTCAATCGGTAAGTCGTGATATGGGTCCACGGCCTGTATTATCCAATTCTCCCCTTCACGGGTGAGACCCACCCTCCTGTACTTGTCCAACGCTGCTTGTGATTTTCTAACGCTCGCCATTACGATATCCACTTGGATACGGGTTTTCCTGCACTCTAAAATGTGCC